CTAATTGTGTTAAAGAATCTTGTTTAGCGTACTGGTTAATCGCCAATCCTTCTTCATCGGTGATGTTGAGCTTTTCAGCAGCTTTAACTGCGGCTTCACCCCTCAAACCAGCAAAGGGCATTAACTTGGAAACTAATTCATCAGAAAGACTGGACGCTTCGAGCGACTGCTTGCTTCGACTTCCTAAATCAAAACCGGAGGCAATAGTAACACCTGAGTGTCCTATTACATTACCTTGCTTATCTTTAGGAACGTAACCTTTCAACTTATAGCCTTCTTGTCCTTTAATCCATTCAAAGTCTACGTTGTTAAAATCTTTATGAGGATTGGGAGCCTGTACCTCTGGAGCTTCCTTGCTCGCTATATAAGCTTGTATGGCATCACGCGCATTAGCAGCCATGCCACCAATATCGTCAATAAAATCCATCTTATTCCTCCTCAGCTAACTGAGCGGCACCCTCTTGCCCCATATCACCAACAGCTTTCATAGCGTTAGGTGCGGCGGCTTGAGCCATTTGCATCATCTGTTGTTGTTGCATCATCTCTTGTTGCTGTTGAGCTTCTTGTTGCTTTTGCTCGTCAGACTTAACAAGACCTTGAGTGTCAATACCAAGAGAAGCACCAACGCGAGCGAGGTAATCACTAATGTTGAGTTCACTTTGAATAACTTCTGGCCCCAACGGCTGCAACATTTGTAAGAATGAAGAGAGCTTGTTGAGATCTTGACCACGACCTAATGCTTCTAAGCCGGTGACGATTTGAGGTTTTAAAGTATCTTTAGGGAATTTTGGCATTTTACCTTCCTTCTGCATTTTACCGAGAAGGAGGTTGACGAGTGGAAGCTGGAACTCTTGAGATAGGACGGAGTATATTCCGCCAAGAGCAGTTTCTAACTCTTGCGCCATGAAGCGTACTTCTTCTGCTGTAACTCGTTCAGCATTCCGTTGGACGGAGCTGTTGAGTAAGAAGGCATAAGACATACGTTCAGTGATGGTGTTCATTGTTTCTTGTGCGACCCGGAAGTCGTTAAACTTATTTGCTTGCAGCGTAGTCACGTCGTTCGCATCACCAGAGATGATACCACCGTTTGGTGAGTCTGCAATGTTGCGGATCTTTGTTGTACCGTTAGGTCGTACCATGAAGAGAAGCTTCGCACTAGCGGCGCTGCCTTCGACAATAGCTCTTGTTAAAGCCTCAAGTGACTTAAGATCACCTGCGTATTCTTCAACAAAACCTCTACCGTAGTCCTCACCATCTACTGCTATAAAGCGTAGGGCCAGCCAAGGTAGTTTGTCTTCAGCGTAAGAACCTTCAGAGCCGGGTATAGGAATACTCTTAACTTCTTGGTGTACTTCAAACTTCTTACCGACACGTCGGATGCAAGTATAAAGATCGCATTCTTTTTTGTTAGTGTCTGCTTGATAATCAGGGTTCTCTAATAGAGCTTGCTGAACCTCTGGGGGAAGGGCATCATAAGCAATTGTTTCTTTCACAATTACCTTAAGCATATTACCCATGGTGTCACGTTGGACAACGTAACGATCAAGTCTAAATACTTTCATACCTTCTTTAGGAGGCATATATACTAAAGCATTGCCAGCCGTGATTAGCTGTTTTAAAGCTTCAAACGTAGGCACTCGAATAGCTTTGGATTCCACTATCTGTGTTGCGCTTCTCTCAATACGAGCTAGAGCCTCTTCTGCCTTGCCTCTAGCATCACCCCCTAATTCCACTAAGTCGAAATCATCAATCGTCAGGCGGAAAAAGGGAGTATTCGGAGGGAGGAGTGTAACCAGTAGTTTAGAAGCGAGGTTGTTAACGCCTCTAGCGCCTACTGATTGGAAGGGGGTGTTGAACTGAGTAGAACCTGTATGACCTTCAGGAGGCATAAGGGTTGGTATAGTTAACTCAGCGCAAGCTCTTGCTCGATGAAGGAAGGCATCACGATCTGAAGTCATAGCTTCATAAGTCTTGGCTATAGATTGATCGTGCATATTGCTCATCCTTTAATATTTAATCTTTAGTTTATCGTTTGGTTTAGGCTGATTAGCATTTTTAAATTCATGATTCTTGTCTTCAATCATTTCACCAGCCGGGCCTAATAAACCTTTTTTAGCTAATGATGTGCGAACTTTTGTGCTACCAATAAGTCCACCTGATAAAGCATTACACATAATTAAGACCCTATCTTGAGGCCAGAGGTAGATGTCCCGGCAACCTGAGCGCCGGTCTTACCACGACCAAGTTGTCCTTTAGCGCCTTTCTTCTTTTTCTTTAGGGAAGTAGCCGTTGAATCAACAGCGTTGCCTAGTTCAGAAGGAGCGGCTTCGGGTGGGGGTGGTGGTGCAACGGTAGGCTTAGGTGGTGGTGGTTTTGGGGCTGACATACACATAATTAATTCTCATCTGGTTGGTCATCCTCCAGCATTTGTTCGAGCTTGGCGATGACGGTTTGTTGTCCTTGGAGGAAGTTAACCTCCAAAGCTAATTCGTTGGTTGTTAAACCCTTTGGAGACGGTAGTACGTCTGGGAATAACTTCTTTAAGTAGTTTATAAGGTGTGGTGATACTATAATATGATTCATTTGTACTCTCTATAGGGGAACCTTTGGAAAATGGAGCCAGACATTAGCGATGATATGGAGGCAGGTGACCACCTCCAGTATCGTTACCGCTTTGTTAAATCTCACACTGACCTGCGACGCAAGCCAATTCCTGAGTCCCTGTTGTTGTGTCGTGTTTCTCAAAATCACCTAAGCGATCCCAATCAATTTCAGAAGGCATCTCTAGTGACAGAGCTTTGTATTGCGCTTCCGTGATAGCTTCGTAAGGTGCTTGTTGATAGACGTGATCGGTACGGGGTAGGAAGCTGATGCCGGAACAGGAATCTAAACGATCCCACAACCACTGCCCTGCTGCCAAGAACTCATCGTCTGAGTAGTAGATGGTTACACTAGGTTTATGTTCACACCAATGGTTCTGGTAAATTTCCCATAAATCTAACTGTGTCTTTACATTTAAATCATCAACACTAATGGCTCCTTCAGGTGCTTTCATAGGGAAACTAAATACATAGTTATCCTCATTCATCACATCTTTCTCCCAAGGGATCCCCTCAGCTTTCAAGAACTCACTAATAGGATCTTTGCCATCACTACGTACTCGTCTAATGTAATATGGAGAGAAGCGTGCGTGGATGCCAGAGGCGCTATCGACCAACTGAGAAACAGTACCGCTTGGTTTTACGGCTGTTACCGCCGTGGATTGGTTAATTCCTAACAGGGCGGCATACTCTTTGTTAGCGTCTACTGCAACCTGCTTAAGATTCTCAAGTAACTTACCTAAGTCTTCAGCACTATACTCGCTACCTGATAGGATTGTGTTATCCATGATCCCGGTCATGCTCACACCAAGCAAGCATTCTTCCTTAGTGTTCTTCGTCCAGATGCTCCGCACGTAGCGGAAGTCTGTCAGAGATGACTGAAGTGTCCCTAAGATAGCAGCCAATTCAATTTTTCGTTTTAATTTTTGGGGTGTATCCGTAGCCCTGATAACGACTTCCGACAAATTACAAACCTGAGCCGAGCGTAGGATAATCTCAGAGCAAGGGTTCGTACCAAAATCGTGGTCGATGTCACGTCGTCCATTCTTTGCTGCTTGTTTCTTTGCAGCAGTCCGGGAGAAGATACCACGCTCACCCGCCTTTGACTTATACATTGCTATCCATTCTTCGAGGAATGTTTCATAATCCGGCTTCTCATTATAGACGGCGCTGTTGTTTGCGAGAGCACGTTGGGTGTCTGACTCCCACCAATTCCCAGACTTTGCATGACGCATCCGATCGTCAGACAGATTAGAAAGGGAAATAAGAGCAGAGCGACGCACGCCCCCAACAACCACAATTTCAGCAATTTTACAAACAATGTCATGGCATTCTAAACTGGTGAGCTTGCGTCCAGCAGACCTCTTAAAAGTAGCAACGGTAAAATTAAACAAGGCAACAAGAGGGTCAGATCCACTAGATCGCCCGCCAAAGGTTTTGAGACGTTCGCCCTTTGCACGTAGTTTACTAACGTCCCACGAAGGAACTTGACCCGAATATAGAAGAGAGACCAGCTCACGGAAAGCTTTAGCCCAGCCAATTTTACTGTCTTGTACATGGATTGTAGTTTCTGTTTCATGAAATTCCTCAGCGATGGTTGGTAGTTTGTTTACTGATTGACGTTCGACTGAGAAGCCTACGCCTGTGCCACACATAAGTACGTATAAGATCTCATCAAAGACACGTTGGTTATCTACAGCAATATACGAGCAGTTAAAGCCTGCCATGTTGTCACGATCAAGTGCCTCACCTGCCGTCATTAAGCAACGCATACTAGGCATAACTTCTAGGTCATGGATTGCGTGGTATAGTTCGTTGGCTAGTTCAGGTTCTAGCTGATCACGCTTAATCCAAAAATCTATATACCGGGAAACTGTTTCCTTCCACGTCTCACGTCGGTTGTCCTCTTCTCTCCAGCGAGCGTAGCGTGACTTGTGTATGTACTGTTGATATGAATCCATTAGCGATTATCCCCTGACCCTTTTAAGGTGTCTTTCATTTTACGTTGATATAGTTTGTTTAAGTTTTGGTATGCGAGGTCGCCTAAGCTTACCCCGACACGGTCAGCCAGTACAGCTAAGTACCAAAAGACATCGCCTAGTTCAGCGGAGAGTATCTCTTTATAATTCTCCGGTTCACCGTCCCTAATTTTTTTCTTAACTTTGCCAGCTACCTCGCCAGCTTCTGAGCATAGACCCATAGCTAAATATTCTTCGGCTTTATCTTCAGGGAAGATTGCAGTGTCATTGCATTTTTCTTGATACCAATCGAAGCCTTCAAACATTGAGATCATTTGTTCTGTGTACGGGTCGTTCATTTTAGTTCCTCAGTCAATTTGTTTAAGTACCACTGAGCCTTCTCAGCGTCTTGTTTTGCTTTGCCCTTATAGGACAGTCTCCATAAGTATTTTAGGCAGTTGCCTTTTAGATACCCTTGGAACGCTTCCGAGGTCATGCTTGCTCGGATAGCCTCGATGCACTCGATGCCGCCTTGGTTGTAATGGAATGGGTTGTTAACCTCGTCGCTCTTCTTAGCTTCCTCTTCCGCAGGCTTTGCATACTTTGCACGCATTGAATCCCACTGTGCGGGGGTGAGTTCGTTAATACTTTTTTGTACCTGTCCTTTTAAGCCATCCATAATTCTACCTTCTTTGTTCTGAAATCATATTCACCAGTACGCAGGATGCGTGCTAGTCTTGCATTCTCTACCGCAACTTCTTCGCCCAAGCCTTTTGACTCGAACGCCGCTACGACGGTCTCCCATGTTGCCCCTTTATCAAGGAGCATCTTGTCTGCTGTCTTTGCACCAACTGCCGGGCAACCTTTGTAGTTATCTGTCGCGTCACCTACGAGTGTTTGGTACAAGAAATTATAGTCAGCTTCTTCTTTGTCTACCTCTACAACCTTACCATCAATCAAGTGGTATGCCGGGATGGTAAGTAAGTCTTTATCTAAAGACCAGATCACACTGTCTTTCATATCACTACCAAGTAT